CCATTAGAACCAGTATGAGGATAGCTTATATACCATGCACAATCATGCAAATGAGATTCGACAATTGACCACTGATGATGTTCAACAGTTATACGTACAGACACATATTTTTGAGGATAGATGACACGATAATTTGACGCGTCAGACCAAATATGTTCGACCCACTCAGGATGAGTTGGTTGGTGGGTTGGTTGGCGAGCTGAGTCTAAAGTAGACTCAGCTCCTTCTGGGGTAGTCACCACACCCGGACCTCGGGCGACAAAACAGTTCATTTTTTACATGTTTTTGGACACCTAAATACTAAGTCAAAAAATTTCGAAATTTCGAGGGTTTATTCATGAAAATACGAGGAAAATCTTTTTTTGTTTTTTTTGTCAAGCTTGCGTTCGGCCGGCGGCCTGCCGCAGGCGCAACACATGCCGGCGGCCTCTCGGGCCTCTCCGCCGTCAGCAGAGCGACGGCTACCGGCGGGGGACCCCGGCCGAGGGCGGCCAGGGGTCTCAGTTCTATAATTAAATAAGTCTAAAGGTCCTTGTAGTAGAGTGTATAGGCACCTTCCATTTTACGAACAACAGTATCCGTAGTCAAAGTGTTAGTAGAGGCATAAGGAAGAATGAGGATTGTTCCATTTTCCCTGAGATTTTGAGGCTGGAAATCAACTGCGTCACGGAACCAGCATTTCCTATTGAGCTTGATGGTCTTGTTGATGTAGATTGTAGCGTCGTTTGAAGACTGCCACGGTGCTGACGGAAGCTCCGGTACTTGATGACCGCCTTGGGTTACCCAATTCTTGGCGTCATTGTCCCTAGGTTTATACATACCTAGATATTGAATACCCTTCCATCGCTTGAATTGAATCGGATCAACCATTGTGTTACCTACTAGTGAGTGAAATAACTGTGCTTTGTCGGTCGGGTCTCCTTGATCTGAATTATACGGTAGATAATAGAGTTTAAGCTTGGTGTTCTGTCGGTCATACGGAATTGTAAGACACATGCGGATTTTTACACTGAGTGCGGTGATACGATCCCCGATACGTTGATGATCGGTTGTACCTTGCACTGGGAATATACTGGACAGTGGTCCCCAGAGAGGAAATGTATAGATTGTATCATGGTTCATTCCTGAACTAGTCACGGCTAGCGTCTTGAAGTTAGTTTCTGCTTGACTGAGTTGAACATTTTTGATCATGTTTTTCATACGGCTGAGTCCACGCGGGGCTGCTGGAACACGGCGGCGAACGGTACGAAAAGTTCGTCCTTTATTGAATCGTTTTACACCACGAAATTTGCCAGACTGACGTTTACGTTTCCCGTATGGCATGTTATAATATTTTTACTGTGTCTTAAATACTAAAAGTTCCGATCACGAAACAATGCATTTAACCATACTTTTTGAGTACCAGCGAATGTCAATTTTTGCTTCTTACAACTATCAAGAAAAACGTCTTTGAAGAATGTTGGCAGCGGACTACGTGCCCAACTAGGACAGATATAGTATGACCCACTGTCTAACATATGCAAAATGATATCACCAATTTGCTGGCTCGCTAGCTGCTTACGCTGTCGATATTGCCAACACAAATACAAACAGTTCTTGCCATTGATCGGAGACATATTTTCTAAAACATCGTCACGCTTGCGTTTGCGAAACGGATCCAAATTATCCTTTAGGTTCGCCTTAAGCCATCGCGGAGCGAAATTGATCCAGCTACCTGCTGAAATTCCTCTAAAGTACGGCTTAGTTCCTTCTTTTGATCCATATTGGATCGCACATTGAAGACCATTTTCAACAAGCTTAGCACTAAGCTGCTTATTACCAGAGAAGCCAGCACTCTTAAATCGCTTTCTGTATCGCTCAACGTCTTTGGGAGTGTTTCCGGGCAGAAACAAGTGGAAGTGTGGATTGGTTCCATTAGAACCAGTATGAGGATAGCTTATATACCATGCACAATCATGCAAATGAGATTCGACAATTGACCACTGATGATGTTCAACAGTTATACGTACAGACACATATTTTTGAGGATAGATGACACGATAATTTGACGCG